GTCAGACTTTGACTGAAACTATTTACGCTCAAGTTCCCGGTTTAATGGGAGCTCCAACTCGTTACATCTATCGCGGTAGGTCCTCACGTTACGCTTTTAATCTCGGGTCAATTTATGGAATTACGGGAGAAGGCGTTCGTGCGTTACCTCATCGGTTTAGTCCTTCTGTAAATGTAAGCAATCAGAAGAATATATAGATTTATTTAAGGTAAACAAAAAAAGTAAATAACGCTATTAATGCGACAAACAGCATACCAACTTTGTTTAAACGACTTAAAATAAAGGAGTAGTTTTTCGGAGGTTGGCGTTTTGTTCGTCGACAATGATTTTCCGAAGCTGCTCGGTGCAGAGCTCTACCGTCCGCATCCCGCGTACGTTGTAGAGATGGCTGCAGAACCCGTGGTTGTTCATGATTTCTGAGCTTATTGTGAGCTAGGGAACTTCCAGGCGAAATCCTGGTCGAATAACTCCGTGAATTGCTGGAAAGCCGGACCCCTCTCTTGAGTAGGGGAGGCCAATCAGCAGCCAAGCCAATCAGAAATGATTGGAAGGTTCAACGACTAACACCGAGGCTGACCGAGAGAAGTATCTCTTTGAAGCCGATAAGGTGACACGAGCGCGGAGCACCCAAACAGATAGCGCTGTGGGTGATGATATAGTCTTGTCACTACCGCCCTTAAGGTAGTGTGTGAGGATAAAGAGCCTCGCAGCACTCTAGATTGAGTGTAAAACAGCAAAACAACCCGGTCAAACCGTTCAGCTTGACCGTTGATTAGCGATGGCGGTCATTAAACTCCGTGAATTGCTGGAAACCCACCATATCGCATTATGCGATACTGGGCAATCAGCAGCCAAACCGATCTGAAAAGATCGGAAGGTTCAACGACTACCGCTGTGACTTCCATTCCTCTTTTTACTCTCGCTTCTGTTGCTGGTGACGGTTGTTTAGGTATTCCTAAAGACCGCAAAAACTCTGTTTATTTGAGTTTTACGCATTCAGCAGTACAACGAGATTATTTGGTTTATAAAATTGACCGAATAAATGAAGAGTTAGGAACTAAGGGATCAGTAAGCCCACCTCGCTTGGTTTACGACAAACGTACTAAAAATTTTCATTTGTCGTGTCAAAGCATGGTTGTAAACCCTGTTCTTAAAGAACTTTATTCTCTCTTTTATTTAAATGGAGAGAAGGTGTTTACAAAAAAGGTTTTAGATCTTTTAGGTTTGGAGGCTTTAGCAGTGTTCTGGATGGATGATGGTTGCGTAGGTGCAACTACATCAGCCATTAATAAAGGTATTTTGAATCTATATCGCCCTCTAGAAGAATCACTTCTGGTCTGCGATTGGATTAATTCTTTAACAGACGCTGAAGCTAAACCTTACAGAGACGGTGGGATGTATCGCGTACGTATAAATCGAAGCGCAATGCCGAGGTTTCTTGCAAAAATACGTCCTTACGTCCACTCCTCTATGAGGTATAAAGTCACCCTCAAATATTCTCATTACAACACAAAAAGTAAACGAGAGTATGAGGCGAGCCTGAACATTCCTTTAATGAATGAAGGCGATAAGGCGGCACGAGCGCGGAGCATGAGTGCAATTAGCACCATGATGATATAGTCTGACCTTACGGGATGGTAAACCGTAAGAACTAGAGGATAAAGAGCCTCTAGGATAACAGTTGTATCGCTTTTGGGGCAATCCAGGAAGCAAAGAGTCACGTGAGCGTACTGCAGAGCAGACCATCGGTACTGCTAGCAGCCGCAATATCGTGAAGGATAAAGTGTTGGTTACTCTTCGCGAGTTAACGTGTAGCTCCCTTGCGGCGTAATCCGCATTGAATAACGGGGTGAATTGCTGGAAGCCCTCCAACCAGTACATTTTGTACTTATACTGGTCTGGTAATCAGCAGCCAAGCCAATCAGAAATGATTGGAAGGTTCAACGACTAACACCGAGGCTGACCGAGAGAAGTATCTCTTTGAAGCCGATAAGGTGACACGAGTGCCCCGCACCCAAACGATTTAATCATGGGTGATGATATAGTCTGACCTTACGGGATGGTAAACCGTAAGAACTAAAGGATAAAGAGCCTTTAGGGTAACAATGTGACACCGGTCCTGCCGACCCTAGTGATCCAACACAAGCAAGTACATTTAAGATTGCACGTGAGACACTAATTACCGCCCAACGTTTGCTGTTGGATACCGGTAATCTCACTGCTTTCCACCAATCAATTGGTTCTTTGACCCTGCTAGACGACTATCGTCGTTGGCGCGATCGGGTGTTCATTAATGAACTCCTGAAAGCTGTATCTAAAGGTCAATCTTCTGATACCCAAGGTGGTTACTACTACCCCGGTAATTTGGCTGTTGGTTCTTTAACCTACACCAACTCAGAGCAAGCCAAGTTTGACGTTAAGGATGACCTTCTCCGCGTGGTGAAGTCTCTGCGTAAGCGGAACACCCCCACCTACCAAGACGGTTTCTATCGTTGCGTTTGCGACCCCACGTTCCTGATGCACCTGCGTCAGAACAGCGATTTCCGCGAAGTGGCTCGCTACCCCGGCAACGGTCAGATCAACCCACTCATGTCTGCTATGCAGCCTAACGCTGCTATCTACATGGGTCAGGGTTTTGGGCAAGCCTCCTTCGTGGCTGGCGAACCCATCATGCCTACCGGTTTTGTGTTTGAAGGTGTGCGATTCTTCGAATCCACCAACATGCCTTCCCAAACCGCCACAGCAACTATCGGTGGTACTTCGACTACGTACGACAGTGCTATCGGTATGTTCTTCGGCCCTCAGAGTGTTGGCGTCGGTATCGGCGGTAACAATGCTCAAGTGCTGCTTAACAACAACGACGATTTCAGCCGTTTTATCATGATGATCTGGAGCCTGTACGCAGGTTTCGAGCTTCTAAACGCTGACTTCGTTACTGTTGCCTACTCGTTCAACGTTTGAGGAGGTAACTAACAATGGCAACTAACCCTAATCAGCTTCAAGTTTCCAAAATCTATCCTGGAAACTATACAAACGTTCTACGTTACTGGCACGACGAAAAGACGTTCCAGTTCCGTAATGCGAACGACACGGAAACCACCTACACCAATCAACCTATTGGTGGTCCAGTTGGTGTGGTATTTACTCCTGGTTGGATTGCTCAACAAGCTATTGGCTACGTCGATCTGTCGTACCAAGCTTTGGGCACCACTAGCCAACTGGAGTATTACACTCAGGCTTACAGCTCTGGTCTAAACGGAGCTAACAGTCCCTTCTTGAACGCCAATGTAATCATTCCTTCACCGGATGCTTACAAAGATGTTCGCGCTGATCTTACTGACGGTGTAAAAGTGCCTTCTGGCGCTTATGTTTATCGTTTGGCGCTCCGTGTTGACGGTGGCGACGTTATCAGCAGCGGTGTTGGCGGTGGTAGTGCCACTCCTACATTGGGTCTTGGCCCTGCTGTGGGTGTTGGTCTTAATACCACACCTTCTGCTTCCGGATTCTTCGTTACCCTTGCTGGTAGCAGCAGCCGGATTGCAAACGGTGCAAACAGTAGCAACAACGTTTGGAATAGCGCTAATTTGTATCGGACTGGTTCCGAAACTCAGTACAAACTGTTTGCTGTGGCTAACCTCGGCGGTTCTGCCGCTTCTGGTCTTGCACAAGCATCCGGTGTGTTCGATCCTCGCGCTACTAACGGACAACTTCGGGGCAAAAACAAAGCTCTGGGTATCTGTGAAGTGTGTTGGTTCTTGGCAGACGAAGCTCCCGGTCGTGATGATCTGGCTCTTCAGCCTGCTGGTCTCATTGAGTCCAACGTTTATACCTCTACTGTTCCTTCCTGATCTAGTTAAAGGTAAATACAAGACCCCTCTTCGGAGGGGTTTTTTTATGCATGGCAATATGACAACTGAAATTGAAATTTGTTAGTAAACTATTCGTAGACACTGCTTACATAATGACCGCTATCTCAGTTCAAGACGTTTTGTACAAACCAAGTGGAGTTAAAGTTGAAATTTTGAGTGAGCACGACGAAGGTGAATACAAAATGGTCCGCTCAACCACGACAGGAAAGGTATTTTTCGCTCATAAAGGCCAAATTGAGATTGTAGAAGGTAGCGAAGATAAAAAGGACGCAAAACCCTCCTTAAAACGCCGTGGCCGTCAAATTATTCAGCCAGAAATCCCTTTTGAGAACCGGATCAACATAAATGGCGCTACTCCCGAGCGGTTAACGCAGGTTCTTAAAGGAGTAGGAATAAAAACCGCTGTGGAAATTAAAGAGCTACAACAATCTATGCCCGGAGAGCGTTTTACAAAGTTAGAACAGCTAAAAGCCATCACTCGTGTTGACTGGGACGAGGTTCTTGCTGCTGGTGTCGTCTACGTAGAATAATTTAAATTTTTATTTTGTAAATCGGGTAGAATAAGTTTATCTAGTGCTTAAATAAAGTGTCTCAATTCTCTCAACAAGAACTTGAGCAGATTCAAAGCTATTTAGCGCAACAAGGTGTTGTTTTCCAAGCAACAACCACCGATGCGACTAAAAGAGAAATAATTTATGCTGCGGTTAATCAACTTACCCGTAACCCTGCGCAGACATTTGGTTATAGACTTGATGATTTTAACTTTAGTCGTTGTGCATATCACCTTGGATACAATATTGCCACAGTGCCTGCCGGTGACTACGCTCGACTTTTAGAAGCTACAAGTAGTATTCCTTCTGAGTTCTATTACGACAAAATTGTTGGTCAAATTGAACGTTGTGAAGAAGCCGAGCGCTTAACTGAGCTGGCTACTGGACGAGCAACCAGTCGTCAAGAAACAATTTTCGGTGATGTTAGTCGTTCCATTAATATCCAAGATAAAAGGGAGACCTCAAGAATCTGGAGAGAGAATTACCAATTTGAGTGTGATCGTTTAGCCCATATGCTTTATGTTCCTAACTATAAAGACCCTGTTACAGCTCGTTACCGTTATGAACGTAGTGGCGGAGAGTTTATTCAAGCTATACCCGGTCCTCCTGATACAGCAAGGGCCGACAGGATTTACTTTTACACTAAATGGAGGTGAGCGCTATATTTAAACAAGAAGTAGCCTCGCTTTTACGTGGAACCTAACTTACGCAGAGCTGTAGAACTTTTTTCGCAAGGAATTAGGCAAGGTTCTCTTTTTACTAAAAGCGGAAACCCGCAGAATTTTTCTGGGAGCAGGAAGCCTTTTATAGGTTCGGATCCAATACCTGTAAATCAAGGTCGTGCCCCGAGCGGTGCCATGGAGAGATTGGGTTACCAGAGAAACTCTAGCGGCTCTTATTTTCGTCCTGATCCTGTTTCACCAGGTCAATTAAATGTTTTTGATGTTAGAGCGAATCCTTCTTCTTCCTTTGATCCATCACTTGAGCGTACTGGTCCACCTCGCATACCTTTTAGTCCCAATCCTCCTTCTTCTTTTAATCCCTCACTCGAACGTATTGGTCCTCCAGGACCTCTAAGGTCTTTCGGAGCACTCGAACGTATTGGTCCACCAGGACCTCTAAGGTCTTTAACGGGATCTGCGGCACTTACAGGAGAAGTAAGGTCTGTAGGTCCTTTTGATGTCAGATCCAATCCTCCTTCTTCTTTTAATCCATCACTCGAACGTACTGGTCCTCCAGGACCTCTAAGGTCTCTAACGGGATCTGCGGCACTTACAGGAGGGGGAGGCTCTTCTCCCTCTGTAATGGACTTGCTCAAAACCGCTGGTGCTTTTGGTACCACTGGCATACTCGGGGCATTAGGTTTAGCGGCTAAATTAGAAGGCTCGGCTCCAGAACCTAATTATAGAAATTTAGGTTATGCATCAGAAGCCGATATGAGAGGAAGAATAGGGGCTCAAGAGCTATTAGAAAGTGGGCGTTATGTGCCAGGTAGTCAACAACAATCCATACCTAAGCGAGAAGGTTACAATCTGGATAACGTTAGGAAAGCACTTGATACCCCAGCTAGTCGGCCTTTGAATGATCGAACTCCTCTTCCCCAAAACAATCCTACCGGTAATACCATGGTCCCCGCATCCAATCCTTTCACTAAGTTTTTTGTAGATGACGCTAATCGTCTTACTCCAACAGCAAGGGAACTAGCTACCGCCACGGGTGGTGTACAAACTCGTGATCTGGGTTCTCTTACCTCTGGACTAAAAGCAGCGGATCTAGAAAGCCTACTTAACAGCGTGGCTTCGGCTCAAGCAATGCCGGAGTCTCCAAGTTTTATGGCAGGCAATCCTTTAATGGGTACGCCAAAATTAATGCTTAGCGGAGCACGGGATCAAGCTGTTAATGAACAAAAACAGCAATACGCCAAACAAGGCGCTCCTAAAGGAATAACAGATGAGCAACGCGATTATGTGATGACTATGCAAGCACAGCAAGCTGCAGGTAAAGTTTTATTACCTGAAATTTTGAAAAATTTAGGTTACTCACCGCAAGATCCTGCTACTCGCGAGTTAGCCGTGTGGGCGGAGTCAAACCCAGGACTTGCTCTTGCTGTTTATAACAAACAGTTAGAACAGAATTTAAATAACCGCTCTGATTTTCCTTCTCCTAGAGAGTTATCGTCTAGTGACCCAGTAAATCAACAATCGGCAAGTAACGTAGAAGGAACAATGGTTAACTCCCCTATGGGAACTAACTTGGCTCGAAATGCCGTGGCTAATAGTCACTTTAACGCTAACGCTTATGTTTCTGGGAGTCAAGAAGCTACTGAGTTAGCCGACGCTACTCAACCTCTTGTTCAACCAACTTTGCAAACAGCCGAACAATTTATAGATCAAGCACCTGAACGTGCGGAAGCAACGGCTCAAATTTCAGACGAGATGTTAAAAAGGGCTATGGAGCTTAAATTAGGTAAAATGTCAATGGATCCTTCCTTACTCGGCAATTAAACCAGGAGAGTAGTCATGCCCTTTAATGATTTTGATTTTTCTGGCGGTTTTCAGCCGATTGAGTCAGCAACCTTTGGAGTTGCGTCTTCGCCGAGTTTTTATGGGTCTAGTCCTTCAGATGTCGATTTAGCGTTCCGTAAAGGAGTTGGAGTCGATACGTCTAAATATAGTATTGATAGAAACAAACCTAAGGATTTTGATTGGCTTTCGGCTATAGGTATGGGTTTTGGAGTTGCCGGAGACCTTATCGGAGCTACTAAGGGTAGCCCAACTGGTTACTCTAAAGAGTTATTAGCAAACTCGAAACAACGTATGAGTGGGGATCTCTTAACTGATTATTTAAATAACCCTAAATCAAATACTGCCGGATTAGCTGCTGTTTTTGCCGGGTTGTTTAACAAGAACATGGGCGACTACTTAAGATCAGCTTCTACTGGCTCGTCTCTATAGCCTAAAGAATACGCGCTAGACTTTAACCAAACCCAATAGTTGTGCAGGACATTCGGAGTTTTAAATGGCTTCTACTTCCACAAACAAGCAACCTTGCCTTATTGATCGCCCTTTTTTAAGAGGAGCTAAGATCAATAGTGGTACATCAACTATAGACCCAACAAATCCTTCGTTTTCAAATCTAGTTCAACTCGTCCGCGTGGGTGACTTGCCTACAGAAGATGCTGCTTTAGTCGAAGATATTTTTATAGTAAGTAATGAAGGTTATCCAGATAGAGGAGGTATTCGAAGCTGTGAATTAATTTTTTATATATATGCTCCAAATCAATCAGCACCTTCAACTTCAACAGCTTTGATGTTGTCAAAAGTTGAAGTCGGACTCAGCGGTTCCACCGAAGGCAATATTCAAAGGATTGAGTTACCCGCTATAAATGCTCCTGTGCCTGGTGTTGGTGATACAAATCTTCTTCGTCCCATAGAGGTAGGTAAAGGCGAAGGGCTTTATCTTGAAAAAGGATACATTCTTTGTGTCGGTTACAAAGGTAACGGCCCAGCTGCAGTTTCTGGTGGTCTAAGCCCCTCTGGTATCACTGTCTTTGCGCAAGGTGGGTTCTATTGATCCGTGTCTCGCAAAAAAGGTTCTGACAGTTTTTCCTTTAAGAACCAAAAGTCACTTGGCTCTTTTGAATCTATTTCAAACATTGCTGGTGCTGACAATAAATCTCAACTTATAAACCCATTACCTTTTGAACGTAGGTTCAGACCTGCAGTTGGTACAAAAGATTTTAGTATTTTAAGTGACTATGATTATGCTTCCCTTTGGGTTCGTTGGCGCCGTGGCTACGAACTTAGTATGTATGCACAAGGTGCGTACAGCGGTCTAGTTTATTCATCTTTTAAATATTACGTCTCAGGCACTGCTGGTGTAGGAGGTTACATACCCGGTCTATTCTTTGTATATCCAACGCGCCGTGCCGATACCAGAATGCACATGGTGGGTATTCGCCCACGAGATACTTTTAACTTTTTGGACTTTGGTATTTCAATTCAATCTGTAACTCAATACAACGATACAACTTATGCCGTTGTTTTAAGTCAAAAATTTGGTTCTCCTATTTCTTATTTCGCTGGAGAGGTATTATCCAATAGGTTTAGAGCGGATGGTAGCGAAAAAGAGTTTGGATATAACAACTACACAGTTGTAGCAGTAGGTATTAACGGAGTAGTAACTACCCCGAGTATAAATCCAGACTTCAACACATTATTTCTTTCATTTTCAGAAAATGCAAGTTGGTCCGTGGTTGATGCCAACACAATTGTTGTTCCCGCTACAGGACCTCCTGCTGTTGGTGAATTTTTAACCACTGAAATACGAGTTCAGTGTTCGTGTCAAGATTTTTTAAATAGGGAAGGATTTAATTTCTATAATCTTTCTTTGAAACAACGATACCCTTATACAAAAGTACTCAACATAGATCCTGGTTATTTTGATGCAGGTCCAAATGCTCCTACTCGACAAGCATCCTCAGCTGATTATCCTGGTTATGTGAGGACCTTTGGTTTTATTTATTTAAATAAAATTTATACCGCTCCTGTGTACTCAGATACAGCTAATTATTCAGATCCATTTTTATTTTATTTTCAACCTAAATGGTGTAAACATATATACGCTTCTTTCTGGGATATGCAAAGAAGATTTAACTTGTCGGATGTTACATCATTTCGGTTACCTCAACCAAATGATGAACCAATGAACGAATACTACCGTGAAAAATTTGAGCTTGATTTAAAAAAACAAATAAGCTATTTGAAACGAGAAGAAGATCTTGTTTGGTGGCAACGTTATAGTCCTTCCTTAAGTGGGCTGCCTAAGCATTTACTCTATTCTGATAAATATAATATGATTGCCAAAACGCTAAATTTTGGTCAATTAGACGATCTTACCGAACTACAAGATACAAATTTTGAATTATTTACAATTGACGATTTTAACCCATTAAATCCTGGTACTTTACCTCAGGAAACTTACGACGGAGGAACATATGCTAATGGAGTTATTGTTACCAGCTCTCCGAACAGCATAGACGGAGGTCAGTATAATAATGGTAATCTAGTACCTCCTAGTTCTCCCCCCTCATTTATAAACGGAGGAACTTACTAAAATGACTTCAACGCCAGTTACGATCTTATCTAAAAGATCTGGTAATGCTTCAGATAGACCTAGTGGAAATATTCTTGTTAATGGCGAGTTATCCATAAACTTTGGTGCTGCTGATCCAGGAGTTTATTTTGAAGACTCTGCGGGAAACATAGTTAAAATTGGACCTACCCCTTATGGGACTACAGCACCTAATGCGGTGCCTGTAGGGTTAGCGGGAAACTCAATTGGAGAGCTGTGGACAGACGCCACGGCGGGTAATCCTTATTTAAAAGTATGGACGGGCTCAGCGTGGACAAAAATATACGCTGGTCTTGCGGATACAGCAGCTTTTGCTACTCAAGCTAACTCCTGCATAATTGCCAGTGGCGCGATAACAACTTCCGCCACCACAGCAAATACTGCGATTTTAGCCAGTGGAGCAATACTTGCTAGCGGCGTGGTCACTTCTGCAGGAAAACCTTCAGTTTTAATATTACTTAGCGGACTACCTAGCCCCACCAGTTATTCTTCTGGAACTCTTATTTATCAAGTGCAAAGCTCTGGGGCCACACCTAGTGGCTTGTTTGTTCGCGCCCTTAATGGTTGGGCCTTTACTT